CGTGAACATGCCAACAGTTATGAGCATCGGCGGTGGTTTTTTGAGCAGCGCGCAAGACAGTACGGGAAACCTTTTCTTGACTGGTGGTATAGCACGCCGATGAAGGTGAGACCTAAGTATGAGTGAAGTAAAGACATTATCGAATAAACAAAAGGTATTCGTGAATGAATACCTTGTTTCGTTTAATGCCTCGGATGCTGCAAAAAAAGCGGGTTACAAGTCGAAAGCAAATGTGATCGGTTCACAGCTCTTAGCAAATCCTAGCATATCGGCCGAAATCAACGCCCGAATTGAACAATACACCATGTCGGCAAACGAAGTGCTCACCCGATTATCAGATATTGCCCGCGGCGACTTATCCGACTTAATGTCACTTTCACCAATGGGATTCACGTTCAATTTATTGATTGAAGATGAGCAAGGGAATCGTATTCCAAATCCGAAAAACAAACTTATCAAACGCATAAAACAAAAGGTCACAACTATCACAGGCAAGGGTGATGAAGAAAGAGAAATCATCGAAACTGACCTTGAATTGTATAGCGCGCAAGAAGCATTGAACACACTTGCCAAACATCACGCCTTATTGGTTGACCGTACAGAGTTATCAGGCAAAGACGGTGCTCCCATCGAAATAAAGACGGTTGAAATCCTCCTTCCACCGGACGACAATGGCTGACCTGTACCAGATAAACAACAGTACGCTATCCTTTCGCTTACACAAGGGGCAGGCGAAAGCATGGCGTTCTGACAGGCGGTTCGTCTTTGTCATAGCAGGCACACAGGGAGGCAAGACCTCATTCGTTCCGCCGTGGTTGAAACGGGAGATAGATACAAAAGGGCACGGCGATTACCTTGCCGCGACTGCCACATACGACCTGTTCAAGTTGAAGTTCCTGCCAGAAATGCGCCGGTTCTTTTGCGATTATCTCGGGTGGAAAGAGGACAAGTCCGACCGCGTATTCTGGCGCGAGTATAAGCCGAAGATGTTTGACCGTATCATCCTGCGGTCTGCGTCGTCAGAGGGCGGGCTTGAGTCTGCCACGATCAAAGCGGCCGCGCTTGATGAATGCGGACAGGACGATTTCAGGATCACGGCATGGGAGGCTGTGCAACGCCGCTTGTCACTCTCGCAGGGGCGGGTATTAGGCACGACCACCCCGTATAACCTCGGTTGGATGAAGCAGGAGATATTCGACAAGTGGCGCGAAGGCGACCCGGACATTGATGTGATTCAGTTCAGGTCTATTGATAACCCGGCCTTCCCGCTTGTCGAATATGAGCGGGCGAAGCGCACATTACCAGGCTGGAAGTTCGAGATGTTTTATAACGGCAACTTCACCCGGCCGGCTGGATTGATCTATGAGGATTTTATAGACGAGTACCGCGAGAAGGGCGGGCATAAAGTCCACGCGTTCGAGATACCCCCTGAATGGCCGCGCTATGTTGGTATCGACTTTGGGCCTATCCACACATCAACTATCTGGCTGGCGGAAGACCCGGCTATAAACATTTATTACCTGTATCGGGCAACTCTCGAAGGCAATAAGACATCGCCGGAACATGCGAGGTCAGCACTTGAACGGGCGCGCGGTGAAAACGTTGTGATGTGGACTGGCGGCGCAAGGTCAGAAAAACAATACCGCTGGGACTGGACAGCCGCCGGCGTGCCAGTACAGGAAAGCCCGATCATTGACGTGGAAGCCGGGATTGACCGGGTGATCGAGCTATTCAAAACGAAACGTTTTTTTATCTTTGACGATTGCAAGGGTGTGTTGGATGAACTTGGCACATATTCCAGAAAACTTGACGAGACAGGGCAGCCAACCAAAGAGATCAAGGATAAACAGAATTTTCACTTATTGGATGGAATACGGTACGACGTGAGCAGTTTTGAATCAATCAAGGTTGAGTACGTAGAAGATCCATTCGCGGCATGGTAAGGAGATCATTATGAGTATATTTGACACCTGGATTGACAATATCGCCTTACGCATGGCGAATATACTGACCGACAGGGGCAAGGACGTTATCGCCACCCGTGAGTTTCGCAAGGGCAACCAGCCGCGGCAACTGCGGGTCAGAGCCGATAAAGGCCAGTTTGACGATAACCTGATTATCAACTTCACCGGGCTTGTGGAAGATCGCACAGTCTCGCAAATGTTCGGCACGGGTATCAAACTTGACTTTGAGGGTGATGAGAAGGTCAAGACACCACAGGAAGAATGGGTACTTGGCCTGCTCAATGCCAACCATCAAGAGAAACTCTGGTATAACGCAAAACAATACGCAGGCGACGCAGGGACAGGCTATTTCAAGATCGTTGAGAAGGGTATCACGGGCGAAGATAACATCGTCTATCCGCGCATCATTCCGGTGGATCCGGCATTTGTCACCATCCAGACAGACCGCGAAGATGTTGACCGCGTTACTGCTTATATCATTGAGTACGTCATCAAAGACGGCAATAAAGAGATGGTACGCAAACAAACCACGACATTACAGGGCGAGGGTAGGTGGCTGGTCACAGATGAAATATCCAAGAACGGCGGTAAGCAATTCGAGAACTTTACCGAACCGGTAACGCTCGATTACTGTCCGATGGTTCACTGGCAGAACCTACCAAAGGCAGGCAGTCAGGAAGGCGAACCGGACATCAAAGAGACTGACAAGGAATTGCAGAACCGGCTCAACTTCACCACATCCAACATATCTAAGATCATCCGATTGTACGCTCACCCGATGCGGTACGTTATCGGCGGGACGGTAGGAAAGAACCCTGACGCATCACCGGATAGCCTGCTCAACATCACAGGCGAAGGGGCTTCGGTCGGACAGTTCGAGCCATTAGGCGACCTGAACGCGGCTATGGCGTTCCTGAAATTCCTAAAACAATGCTACTTTGATATTACCCGGACGGTTGACATTGACTCGCTGGAAGATAAACTCGGGGCATTAACGAACTTTGCTCTGAAAGTCATCTACCAGGATAACGAGAGCAAGATCAATACTATGCGCGCCATGATGGGCGAGGCGATCAAGACAACCATCATGCGCTGCCAGAGAGTCGCCGGACTGCAACCGTTACCGTGTGAGATCGTTTGGCCTGATTTCATTCCGGTGAACAACAAAGAGATCAGCGAGAATATCCGGGCTGATGTGAAGGACGGCTTGCTCGACAAAGAGACTGCCATATCCGAGGAAGGGCGTGACCCGCAGAAGATCAAGGAACGCCTTGACGCAGAAGGTCAGGCGAATGCACAGAACGAGACGAACGTGGGCGGACTGGCCCTGCAAAACTGGATGAAGAATTTAGGCGTGTAAATGACCTTACCCACTCCTGACACCGACATCGTTACACTTGCCAAGCGATTCCGAAAGGCACTCGAGCGGGAAGAAGCCGCGGCATTAGAGCGCCTCATCAATTCCTATGGCCTGATATACGAGCGGGTGCAGGATAAGGTCGATTTACTACTGGCACAAATGGCAGACGGTCAAGTAACGGGCAGCGCCGTGAAAAGGCTGGAACGCTACAAAGACCTGATGCAACTTATCAACCGTGAACTGTCACGGTATCAGGAATACGCCGGCATGGAAATGCAGACCGTGGCGCGGAATGCCGTCGAGGTTGGTATCAAGGATGCCCGCAGTCTGGCATGGTCTGACCCGATGGTTATATCTACTGGCTGGAACAATATCAATCCGCGCGTAGTGGAAGAACTGACCGCGTTCCTGGACACGGCGGGGCCACTCTATAAACGACTGTCAAAGCTGGCGCCGACCGTGGCCGATAAAGTGAGTGAGACCATTATCAGGGGTATCGGTCTGGGGGATAACCCGAAAACCACGGCAAGGATTATCACCAACTCATTCGGGATCGGACTGGATGACAGTATGCGCATGATGCGGACGGTACAGATTTACTCATACCGCGAAGCTAACCGCGCGTCATACCTGGCTAACTCTGATGTGGTTGAGGGCTGGTATTGGATGTCCGCTCTCGACGCGGACTCGTGCTGTTCGTGTATCGCTATGCACGGGACGTTTCACACGAACGATGAAACACTCGACGATCATCACAACGGGCTATGTACCATGCTCCCCGCCACGATTGGCACAAAGAACCCGCTATCACCCGGCGAAGAATGGTTCAACAACTTGCCCGAAGATAAGCAACGGGCGTACATGGGCAACACGAAATACGATGCCTGGAAAGGCGGCAAGTTTGAATTTAGCGCGTTATCGTCTACCCACGAGGACGAGGTTTATGGCACGATGCGCGGGGAGACACCCTTGAAGGATTTGATTGGAGAGTCAAGTGAGTGATGATAAGTCTTACGATTATTGGAAAGGATATATAGCCGGAATAGATTTTTGTACAGAAAAATTCAAAGAATTAGTCGAGATTCACTCGCTTTCAAAAGAGACAATTGAAATTCTCGAAAAAATAACAAACCAGATAAGTGAGCTTCATAAGAGTGACTGACGCTACAACGCGTTCATTCTGGGAACTGCTCTACTCGCTGGCTAAACAGTACATTAGCTGGTATGAGCGGGAGGTGAAAAGATCAAAATAGCTATTGCATTATTGTAATTACCTGATATACTAAAATGTAGTTTACGCTACAATTTAACAGCGTCACGCCTTCGGGTGGGGCGCAACCTAACAAGTGGGACGCGAAAACGCCACGCTTTTGACTGAGAAATCAGTTGAGAGCGCGGCGTTTTTTGTTTTCCTACATACCTCACGACCACCATGTCGGCATAAACCGGAAGAGGAAAGCAATGACTGACACAGTAATCGAACAGAACCTTACCACCGCTCCTGAACCTGCGAAGCAAGAACCCACGGCAACCGCGCCGGAACCAAAAGCGGAAAAGAAATACTCGCAGGAAGAAATGGAACAGATCATCAAAGATCGGCTGGCTCGCAAAGAAGAGTCTGACAAGCGCAAGGCCAATGAGGAAAAATCAAAGGCCGAAGCGGAAGCACTGGCAAAGAACGCTGAATGGGAAAAACTCGCCAAACAACGCGAGGACGAACTGAAAGCGGCAAAAGATCAACTGGCCGCTAAAGAACTGGAAGCCAAGAAGCGCGCCATTGCAGACAAAGTCAAACTCCCATCCGCATTTGCTGACCGCCTCAAAGGGAACTCCGACGAGGAACTGGAAGCAGACGCCCTAACGATACTGGCCGCTCTACCTAAAAATACGCCAGGCATAAACCCCACCAATCCAGGTGAAACAGGCAGCACGGCAGAAACATTTGAACAAAAGAAAGCCCGCCTTTCACCTCAAAACGGAAACATCTTTGCCAAAGGAGGAGGGGTTATCTGGCCGCCAAAGGAGTCGTAAATGGCAAATGAGTCAAGTTATTCTGGTATTTCCGGTCTAGTCGCAAACGTTTATGAGCTTGCGCTACTGGCCGCTCAAGAGGGCAACATCATTGCCCCGTTCGTGACCACATGGGGCGACAGTAATTCGGCCGCTCCCCGTGTGTTCGGTACATATTCCGGCGGGACGTTCAACTCCGTTGCAGAGACTGCCGATGGTACTGCGTTGGCGTTCAACAGCTCGCCAGCCGGTACAGCCACCCCCGCCGTCTATCACAGCATGGCAATGCTCACTCAACGGCGTATTGATAGTGACCCTGCCAATGCGGTACAGGAAGCCGGTCAATATCTGGGCGAGACATCAGCCGCGGCCATCGATACTGCACTTGCCGCCCTGTTCACCTCGTTCACCGGCGGATCTGTCGGTTCGGCAGGCGGAACCCTGACATGGGCGAACATCTTCCGTGCTCAGGCGTCCATCCGCGCTCAACACGTTTTCGGCCCGTACACCTGCATTCTTCATCCGGTGCAGTGGTACTACCTGACATCGGCTACATCAGGCGTTCCAACCCTGATGCAGAACACAAATATCGCAGAAAGCATCGTCGGCGGTTTCTACCAGGCTTCATTTGGTGGAATTGACTTCTTCTGCGATGCCAATATCGCAAGCGGTACAGCCGCCGTCGGAGGCATGTTCGCACGCCAGGGTATTTACCTTGACATGCGGCAGCCGTTCACCATCAAGCCACAGTTCGATGCTTCTTACTCCGGTAATGGAGCATGGGAACTGAATGCCAGCATGGAATACGCCTGCGGCATCTATCGCACTACGTTCGGCGCGAAGCTCGTAGGAACCTCGTCCTAATGTAACCAATGGGACGGTCTAGGCTGCTAGTGCCGAAAAGGGAAACTCCTCCGCCCCTGGCCGTCCCTACTTGGAGGATCGCAAAGGAGAAAAGCGAAATTGAAACTCAACTGGTTTAGCAACGCTCCGTGGGCTGCGACTGGTTATGGCAATCAGACAAAGCTATTCACCCCACGTATCAAGGAACTTGGGCACACCGTTTCCATCTCCGCATTTTACGGACTCATGGGCGGCGTCCTCAACATTAACGGTATCCCGATCTACCCCTGCGCGAAACAACCATACGGGCAAGACGTGATTGGAGCGCACGCCGTGAACGCCGGAGCAGAAGCAATCATCACCCTCATGGATGTTTGGGTTGTGCAAACAGAAAACATCACCCTGCCGTGGTTTCCGTGGTTCCCAATAGACCATGAACCGATACCGGCGAACATTGCGCAGTCATTATCACGGGCAACAAAAGGCATAACCATGTCCCACTTCGGGCAAAAAATGGCAGAACAAGCCGGATTTGAAACGTACTACGTTCCCCACGGCTGTGACACGAAAGCGCTCAAACCGATGGATCAGACCGAAGCACGCAAGCGCCTGAGTATTCCAGAGGATGCCTTCGTGGTTGGCATGGTTGCCGCGAATAAAGGGTTTCCCCCGCGTAAGGCATTCTTTCAACAGATAGCCGCGTTCGCTGCTTTGAAGAAAAAACACTCCGATGCCATCCTGTACATCCATACGGACGACGGGACGCGCGGCGGCGGTGAAAGTGTCAACCTGGTTGATTACTGCGTAGTCATGGGACTCGTTCCCGGCAAGGATGTGTTTTTCTGCGACCAATACATCAACGTGATCGGCTTTGACGATGAGTACATGAAGACCATTTACAACGCTATGGACGTGAAAATGTTGGTCAGTCTCGGAGAAGGATTCGGCATTCCCATTCTGGAAGCGCAGGCTTGCGGCACGCCGGTCATTGTCGGAGACTGGACAGCCATGCCCGAACTGTGTTTCTCCGGCTGGAAGATTGACAAGTCCGAGACAGAGCCGGTCTGGAATCCCTTTTTTAAATCCTTCCAATGGCAGGCGCATACAGAAGCCGTGGCAGAACGGTTGTTCATGGCATACGAAGTCAAGGGCAATCAGAAATATCGTTCACGCGCCCGCGATGGTGCTCTGGCTTACGACGCTGACAAGGTTACTGAGAAATACTGGAAGCCGGTACTGGAAGACATAGAGCACAAGCTACACAAAATACCCGAAACAAAACTTGTGAAGGTAGCATGAAAGTTCAATTATTCAATCCCCCATTCTTCCATTACGGCGACATGCAATACAAGATGTTGCCGGGTTTGGGTTTGCCTATTCTGGCATCGGTATTGAATAAGGCCGGGCATTATACCGAAGTGGTTGACCTTGAAGCATTAGGAATCCCCCCTGACAGACTGTATGCCGCTTTCGCCGGACAACGCGAAAACTGGCCGGACGTGATCGGGATAACCGCTTTGAATATCGGCGCACGCGGCGCAAAAGAAAGCATAGCAGCGCTACGCAAGGCTGGATTTAACGGGCGTATCGTAGTCGGCGGCGCTTATGCCACGGCCAGGCCAGAGGATGCCCTTTCATGGAATTGTGATCTTGTCGTGACCGGCGAATGCGAGGGGAATATTGTCGAGTTGCTGGAAAGCGAAGCGGAGGGAATACAGCCGGGGAAACGCTGCACCATTGAGGACGTGCCACAACCAGACTGGGATCACTATTCACCCGGATTGAACTCTTACACAGGCAATATGCAATTTCTGCGAGACCATCCGGGAATAACCATGTTCACCCGTGGCTGTCCTTATCAATGTATTTTTTGCAGTAATCAGGTATTCAACCATCAACCGACCCGCTACCGCCCGCCTGAAAGTATAGAAGTGGAAATGCGTGACCTAAAAGCGCGCGGCTGCCGGAATATTTACGTTTATGACGATGAATTGATCGGCACTCGGATGCCCGACGGCTGGATGCACGACATAGCCGACAGGTTAGAACCTCTCGGGTTGAGATGGGTAACGCAGGGGCGATGTTCCAGAAAGTATGTCACTCCTGAAATTATGGCAGACGTGAAACGCTCCGGTTGCCAGATGGTCTTCTGGGGTGTGGAGAGTTTCAGCCAGCGAATACTCGATGCCATGCACAAACATCTGACGGCTGATGACATTCTGCACACGTTGAGGATCAGCAAACAGGCGGGAATACAGAACGGCATATTTACCATGATTGGCAACTATCAGGAAACGGAAGACGATCTCGAAATAACCCGCGACCTGTTAGCGCAGGCGTACAAAGAGGGGTTAGTCGATTACCGACAAACAACCGTATGCACTGTGATGCCCGGTACGGAGTTGGAGCGCATATCGAAGCGTGAGGGATGGTACTCCGATCCGTCTGAAACAGGCAGAAATATTCATACTGCTGTTGGTACGCCGTGGCTCACGCCGGGACAGATCAACCACTGGCAAGGGATGTTCAATAATGCGTGTCCGGTAGGTATGCCATGAAAAATTACAGGGAATATTGGAAGCCGCAAACCTACGGGGACGCGCAGTATTTCATTGATACCGGGAACGCTGGCGATGATTTCTGGCGTTGGGGTCGTGAACGTTACGCAGAGATGACGCCCTATTTACCGGAACCCTGCAGCGTGGTCGTAGATTATGGCTGCGGAATTGCGCGAGTGTTGAAATGCCACACCGCAGAACGGCGCATCGGGTTGGACGTATCCCCCGAGATGCTAGACTTCGCCCGCGCCGAAAATCCCGATCTCGAATTTATGCAGATCGCCGGAAATGAAATTCCACTACCTGACGGAACCGTAGATTTTCTGTACTCGCTGCTGGTCTTGCAGCACATGGATGCCGCCGACGTACAGCGTGTTCTGACCGAGACGGCGCGCACGCTCAAAGCGTCTGGCCGCTGTTTCATGGAGTTTTCAGCCTTTGGTGACGCATGGTCGCCGGATGCGCGCCAGAATGACAAACACGCCGTCCTGATGTACACGCCTGAGATTATCTGTGAGATTTCTGAGGCGGCAGGTTTGGAAGTTTTACAGATATTTGTGCACCCCGTAAATTATCTCGTCATGGTCGGGAGGCGGAAACATGAGTAAAGCTATGCTGACCTACGGCACGGGAACACACGCGGAATACCTCGAAATTGCCATGCCGTCATTCAAGACATTTGCGAAAAGGCACAAGTACGACCTGCTCATTCCTGACAGTTTCAATATCGACCGTCCGGCGCCGTGGTTCAAAATACCCGCCCTGATCGGTGCTCTCAACAGTTACGACGATGTTCTATTCCTCGGGGCTGACACATTGATCGTTGACGGAAGGGATGATATTCAGGTTCCGGCCGATGCGTGGCAGGCAATGGTTATCCATGACACGAACGACGGCGCGGTTCCCAACACCGATGTGTGGCTGGTACGAAAGCCGATGCTCCCGTTCCTGCAGGAAACATGGCGGTTATCGCAGTATACACATGCGCCGTGGTGGGAACAATCCGCCCTGTTGGACGTTATGGGATACAACGCGAATGCCCGCCCTATAACCGTAGATCACTCGACGGCATTACTGGAACACACTCACTGGCTGGATAAGTCTTGGAACGTTCACATCAATGACACAGTGAGGATCGAGAAGCAGCGCATTCAACACGCGACGATGTGGCCGGATAGAGCCGCGATCATGCGGGAATGGGCGAAGCAGGCCGAAGGATGGATCAATGAATAATTACATTGACTCCAACCGCAAGATACTGGAACACGTTGACCGCATCGGCCAGATAAAGACCGGCGGCCGCCCTGCTCCGATCAATGTTGAAATTGACCTGTCAAACCGCTGCAACCTCGGGTGTTCACGCTGCCCGTTCGCATATACGCACACGCGCGGGTACTGGTCAAACAAAGACGGGTCGATTGACACGGGCGACCTTATAGAAACTGACCTCGCTGAAATCATCCTGGACGATCTGCGGACGAACGGCGTAAGGTCGGTTGTGTTTACCGGCGGTGGGGAGCCAACATTACACCCTGATTTTGACCGGATCATTGACTACAACCGGATACCAGCAGGCATTTATACCAATGGGACGAACATCACGCCAGAACGCGCGGCGATTATGAAGCAGAGCCTTGAATGGTGCTATGTCTCATTGAACCGGCATACCGCCGAAGAGTACGCAGAATATACACACTCGAATGTATTTGATAAGGCAGTCAATGGAATTCATAACCTTGTAAACGCGGATGGTAATGCGACCATTGGGGTCGGGTTCCTGCTCTCTGAAAACAATTATATGGATGTCGCCTGCATGATAGAACTCGGGCATCAATTGAAAGCTGACTACATCCAATTCCGGCCAGAGATTGCCTATGACATGGAAAACCCGCAGCAGGCGACCGGTGATCTTTTCTGGATCGATAGCTTACTGGCTATGGATGACTGGAAGAATATGCCGGATGTTGTCATTGATGCCGACCGTTTCCAGATGTACCGGGACTGGCAGGGGCATACATACCCGAGATGCTACTGGACACAGTTACAGACGGTCATCACGCCGAACGGCAAGGTCTGGAATTGCCTGAATCGGCGCGGGTTCAAAGGTGATGAATTAGGCGACCTGAGTACAGAACGGTTCGCTAATGTTTGGGCGAGAAGCGGCAGTAAAGCGGTGGATTGTAATTGCCGTGTCATGTGCCGGGGAAGTATTTCCAACCTGGCACTCGACACGATGATGACCAAGCCACAGGGACATGACCTGTTTGTGTAGGAGAAATATATGACGGCTAGAACAGGAATGACGGCAGTAATCAACCAGTTACGCGGGTATTGCGAGGCAGGCACGGCGGATTATACCGTCGCAGGAACGGCGTACTGGTCTGACGATCAATTGCAAATGGCATTGGATTACAACCGGGTCGATGTCAGGCACGCGCCGATGGCCGCTATTCCGGCTATCGGTACGGCCAACGCGACAACATGGACGGAATACCAGATCGGCTGGCGCGACCTGGAAAGCGACCCGGTTATTCAGGATGGCGACGGGAACACAGTCGGGACAGCCGGCTACACGTTCAATTCACAACTTGGCATTGCCACATTCACCAGCGACCAGGGCGGTTCGATCCGCTATCTGACCGGGCATTCATTCAATGTTCCAGCCGCCGCCGCTTATGTGTGGAACAGCAAAGCGGCGCACTACGCCGTAGCCGTGGACGTGTCAACGGACAACATGAGCGTCAAGCGCAGCCAGTTGATCGACCATTGTAAACAAATGGCGCAGGTATATGGACAAGCCGCTAACGGTGGATCTGTTTTCATGGAGCGCAGTGATGTTTGATGACGTGGAACTAACCTCCATGCGTTCCGCGTTTGAAGGACTGATGCCGGACACGGCGAATATCCTGACCCTGACCACTACCTCTGATGGACAGGGCGGATTTACGCAAACCTGGGGCACGGCTGGCACGGCTGTTCGCTGCCGGATCGATTCTGTACGCGGACGCGAGGGGCAGGCCGGTGGAGCTATCTACCCGTTTCACCAGATGGTTATGACCCTGCCTTATAACTCCGTGGTTTCAACCGAAGGGCGGATAGAGCATAACAGCACAACCTATAACGTGGTTGCCGTTGACAGCGATAAGTCATGGAAGATCACTACTCGCGTTGTCTTGGAGGCCGTCTAATGGCTATCCGTATATTACTCGACACGAAAGAACTTGATCGTATCTCCGCGAAGTTAGGGAAATCGCGGAATGCCATAGTCAGACGGGCGGCGTTTGAAGTCGAGAGTGAGGCGAAGCAGAACGCCCCTTACGACACGACCGCCCTGCGCAATTCTATTTATACCGTCACGAAAGGTAGTAACGGATACAGCAAGGCAAGCAATTCGGCAAAGTCAAAACGTACGGGTATTGAGACCGAAGCACATCCTACGCCGCCAGAAGGTTCGGCTTATGTCGGTCCGTGTGTTGGTTATGCCGAATTTGTTGAATTTGGTACATCCCGGATGGCCGCGCAACCCTACCTCACCCCCGCCGCCGAACACGTCATGCAGAAATACAACAGTGGCGACGCCTGGAAGGAGCTGTGTGAATGAACGCTCTCACGGCTGGAATTTATACAAAGTTGACAGGCGGAACGGCTCTTACCTCGTTACTGACAGGCGGAACGGCGACTCCATCGATCTATTACGAACAGGCGCCGCATAAATCCGTACTGCCGTATGTCGTTTTCAATATTCAGGGAGGAGGTGATCTTAACCTCTGTCCGGGACGGATGAAAGAAGTTCTGTATTTTGTGCGCGGATACACCAAAGCCAGCACAGCCGCCGCCGGACTGATTGATGCGCAGATCGATGCGCTGTTGCACAACCAGTCTGTGACCGTAACGGGATGGTCGAGTATAGACATTCAACGGGAAACGGACATGGAAGAAACGGAAACAGCCGCCAACGGTGAAATTATTTACATGGCCGGCGGCGTTTATCGGTTTAGTTTGGATTCGTAAGGAGAAAACATGACAAGATATTTGGGAAAGAATTTAGATGTGAAATGGATCGATGGTTCTGGAACCATCACGATTTCCGGTAATCAGACAGCTTTTGATTACACGCCGTCGATTGCCCTGGTTGATCAGACCGCCGGAGCAGATACCAACAAAACCTACCTGACCAGCGTGAAAGACGGCAAGGCATCCCTGAGTGCGCTATTTCACGGTGGAACGGTGACGGGCGGAACAGTAACAACCTCGCGTCTTGCCGAAGGGACGGAAGGAACGCTGATCTGGTCGCCGGAAGGCACGGCATCCGGCAAACCGAAATATACCATTCCGGCTATTTCTACGGGCGCCGCTTTCTCTTATCCGTTCGATAACAAAGTCGAATTCAAGGCTGAATTCCAACAGAACGGCGCACGGGTAGAAGGGTCGAACTAATGGGGAGTATTTTTCTCCATGATGGGCGTGAAATTACCTGTGACCTGTACAAAATTACGATCTCAGAATTTCGTTTGCTCATGGATACGAAACAATCAAAAGTCGATGAAGATGCGACTATGGCAAAGGCATTCGGATTGAAACCGGAAGAATTATCGTCTCTTCCATTCCCCGACTATCTGGTTATTGAAAAATCATTCATCGAAACAATGAACGATGCTCTGTCCGGGAAAACTGAAAAAAACTCGGATGGCGGGTCTACCAATCAATAAAATTCGGTGAACCCGCTCCATTCGAGTTGATTATCTGGGAAATAGTAGAGCGCACGGGATGGACATTGGAATATATCGAAGGATTGAGCATGGGAAGACTGAATGAATATATCCAAATTATTGAAGCAAAAGTAAAAGCGAGAGCTTGATGGGAAAAAAGATAGCTTCCCTGTATGCCGAAATAACCGGCGACACGTCAAAACTTGATACCGCTCTGACCGGAACTAAAACAAAGTTGACCGGCGTGAAAGGCGCTGCCTCTGAGATGTCTGCGGAGGTGAACAGTCGTATTTCCAGCATGATAGCACCTGCCGCGCTTGCTTCCGCCGCGATCTATGGGATCAAAGATGCCCTTGATACCACCGTATCCTATGCAAAACAAGTAGAGGATTTATCCCGGCTAATCGGCGCGACACCAGAGGACGCCAGCCGCCTGATCCAATCGGCTGACGATATGCGGGTTTCGTATGAGACGCTTTCAACGTCGATGGAAGCGGCTATTCGCAAGGGCTTCGATCCATCTATTGCGGGATTGGAAACTATTCGACAGAAATATCAGGATTTACAAAATCCGATTGAGCAATCAAAGTTATTGATGGATACATTCGGGCGGGCGGGCGCGGACATGGCTCCCCTGATGAAATTATCCTCTGACGAACTGGCAAATCTGGCGCTACAGGCGGACAAAGCCGGATTGACATTGTCTGGCGCAAACCTTCAATCCGCGAAAGATTACGCCCTTGCAATGGACGGGCTGGAAGATTCTGTCATGGGCGTAAAGGTTTCACTTGCTCAACATCTGATACCTTCTTTGACAGATTTTATTAATAACGGCACGGCGGTCAACAACACGATAGAAAGCCAGAAACTAAAGTGGATGGATTTACTTCCCGTTCTGGGCGCAATCCGCAATGTCATTCTATGGATACAAGAGGCTACCGTCGGCGCTGGGTTTGCGGAACGTGTATCAACATATAACCCGTACCTGAACGAAAGCGTGACCAATAAGAAATTACTCGGCGGTTATGCCACGGGCGGAGACTTCATCGTTCCACCAGGCTTCAGCAATGACTCCTATCCCATCCGCGCACAGTCGGGAGAACACGTTTCCATCACCCCCGCCGGGCAGACCAGCACAGACCTATCCGCAATAGTCCGGGAACTGCGCAAGTTGCCTACCGCTATCCGTGACACCTTATTGATGGCCTCACAATGACGACTTGTATAACCGCCTACGAAGCGCAGTTCGACGGCACAAACTGGACGGACATCACCGCCGATGTTATCCGTGACGGGACTATCCCGTTCGGGTATGGCATCCGTGGGAATAGTCCGACCGACCGGGTCGCTTCGACAGGCGAAATGCAGTTTGAACTCAGGAACGACGCCGGGAATAGCGCGCACCTGCAAGGCTATTACACACCGGGTCATTCCAATTGCCGGGACGGGTTCACGATTGGACTGAAAATCCGGCTGCGGGTAACGTATGAAGGCCAGACTAAGACGATGTTTTACGGGCGCATCCCGGCCGATGGGATCAAGCCGACCGCCGGGTTATACGGGATGCGCCGGGTCGCCGTGACAGTACGCGACTGGATAGACATAGCGGCCAATCACGAGATGGTCTCCCCAGAATTCGCCACAGACAAAACGATAACAGAGGTCGCCGCGCTCATCACTGCCAACATGGACATCGCGCCGCTATCCACGGATTACCGGACGGGCACAGAGACATTCCCGAACGTGTTTGACACGGTAAGGTCTAAGACGCGGGCATTAACTGAACTGGCTAAAGTTGCCAATTCTGAGCCGGGGTATATCTACCTTATCCACTCCACCACAGCGGACGAGGTCTTACGGGTCGAAGGGCGCTATACCCGGAACGATGAACGGGCTTCGCTGTCAGATAGCACCAATTATTTTGTAGACGAAAGTGGAAACCACTTTGTCGATGAAAGTGGTAATTATTTTGTTGGCAATGAGACCAGCCCTTTTATAGCCAACAATGCACAGATTGACATGCCAACCCCTGAGATCAAATTCTATAACCGGGTGAAGATCACATCCTATTTGCGGAGGCGGGATGCTTCCCCTGTGACGCTGGCGACCGTACAATCCGCGATTTATGTGGCTGCTGGCGCATCTGTTCCCATAACCCTGAGATATAAAGACCCAACGGGTAATGCTAACTCTGTATCTGGCATCAACATGATTGCCCCGGAAGCCACGACTGACTTTCTGGCGAACACGCTGGCAAACGGGGGGGGGACAAACCTGACCCCGTCGTTCACGTTCGCCGCCGTGGGTGGCGTGTTCGGGACGGGCGACTGCCAGATGTTGATAACCAACAATTCAGCCTCTAATGGCTATTTACTGGCCGGGTCAAAAGTGCGCGGAACGGGCGTGTACATAGACGATCCCGCGGACACCGTTTCAGAGGACACGACAAGTATCACAGCAAATGGCGCGTATGAGTTGACCATCGACCAGAAATATCAGGACTCGATCAACACGGCGCAATCCATCGCACCATTTATGTTGAATTTGTATAAAACCCCGCGGCTCGTGGTTGATAGCGTCAAGTATTGCGCGAACTCGAACGATGTAAACATGGCCGCGTTTTTCTACCTTGAGCCGGGCGACCGGATAGCAATTTCAGAAGATGTCACGGGCATTGACTCGCAGTTCTTCATTCAGGGTAAGGAAGCGGAAATCCTGCCCGGTGACATCATCTTTTACACGTTCTATATTAAAGATGCCGGATTGGACACATTCACGTTCTGCCGTTGGGACGGCGTAGCCGCTACCGACGGTTGGGATGTTGGAGTTTGGGCTATTTAGACAGGAGCTTATTATGGCATATCAAGAACCAGAATTACCCGTTGCAACAGAACCGGTCAGTGTTTCATCTTTCGGCGCAAAAGTCTGTAACGCAATCATCTGGCTAAAAGAACAGGTTGACGCACTTCTTGCTGCCCCGTCCTCTGTAATATCCGGGCGGATTGGCGGAAGCGCGACAGTCTGGGCAACACCGGGAACGACAGGATACGCGCCGACCGCCGGAGATTACCACCTGGAAACCGGCGTGGTTCAAATCGCCGTTTCAGGCGGAAGTTATTCAGCGCCCAAAGTAACTTATAAAACTGCGTTCACAAACATTCCAGTATTACTCATTGGCAGTGGATTCAAATTGATAAGTGGCAGTTATTCAGGCAATGCCAGACCCGGAAAATCAACCGAGGCGGCTGATAGTTTCTACGCAACAGTAAGTGGCGACTTCAGTACATCAACATTTACCATCGATGTTTCATGGCTGGCAATCGGCGCATAAGGAGTTAACGCATGGCAGACACACGATTCGATCAATCCGCGGATAGTACGCCCATATCAACAGACATTTTCCCGTTTGTCTATGATCCTGCTGGAACGCATGTTGCCAAGAAATCGACATTTGCCAACCTGGTTGCCGCTTTCAAAGCATTGGGAACGGATATCACAACCGGCACAGAGGATGGAAAATGGGTGACCCCAAAAGCGGTCAAGGATGCCAACGTAACCCATTCCTCGTCATTCACGGCCAATTATGTTCCAAAGTTCCAGGATGCCAATACCCTTATAAATTCCCTGCTTTTTGACAATGGGAACTCGGTAACTGTCGGATATTACGCTTCTCCGACTGGCCGCCTGGAATTGGTCAATCGAACCGTTCAGGATTACCCAACCCTGTCTGCTGAATTCCTTGACTCTGATAACTGGACGCTCGGTGCGGGTTGGTCTGGTGATTACGCGACCGGTTTCATACATGCAGGCGCTGGCGGTACTGCAACCCTCACGCACGACCACGCGGCAACCGCAGGCACGAAATATCAAATTGCTTACACAGTTTCCGGTAGAACCGCTGGATCGTTTACCCTGGCCTTTGGTGGTACTTCCCTGGCCGGTATTTCGGCCACCGGTACATTTGGTCCGACTGCAACCAGCACCGCCGCTCTGACGATCACCCCAACAACCGATTTTGACGGCACGATTGTTATTTCTATCAAGGCTTTTTCATACGCCAGCAATTCTGGATTATCAATCAGGTCATCGGCTGGATCAACCATGTTTGAAATGAGGGTTCATACTTCCTCAACCCATTTAGCCATTGGCCAGAATGCGGGTCGCTATGCCACAACCGCTTTGGGGTTGCTGGCTTTGGGAACGAATGCCCTTGCGCTTTTGACGACCGCCACGAATGATGTGGCTCTTGGCCATAATGCAGGAGCGGCTTTGACAACGGGTAGTTACAATACTATCGTTGGAAATTCCGCTTTCCAGAAAAGCGTTGAGGGATCAAACAATGTGGCGGTGGGTACGACCGCTCTTTATGAATTACTCGCAGGCCACAGGAACGTTGCCATTGGGTACAATGCAGGCCGCACGATCACGAGCGGAACAAACAATACCTTCCTGGGTTACCAGGCAGGCTATAACGCTTCTCAAAAAGTAGATGCAACCAACTCAATGGCATTGGGAAATGGGTCATACACGACCGCTGATAATCAGGTCGTGATCGGGAATGACTCGATAACCTCAACGGTTCTCAAGGGCGACGTTTCTATCCTTGCTAAAAATATCGTTACTGATACAACCACAGGAATAAAGATCGGGACGGCCACAAATCAAAAAGTCGGATTCTTCAATAAGACTCCGGTTGTCCAGGCTTCGCATATCACCGATGCAACTGGCGCGGCCGATGTGATCACCCGGTGTAATGCCATATTGGTTGTTTTGGAAAATCTTGGATTGGTTGCGTCTGCATAAGGAGAAAAATGGAAAAACGGTTAATCATACCTTTGGCATTAGTACAGGCAATTATCAATTACCTTCAGAAGCGGCGGTTTATTGAAGTAGTTGAGTTAATCAGTGCGTTAGCCTCGCTTCCTGTCTATGAAGAGACAAAACCACCCGAGAAGGAAGTCTCAGGATGATATGAATTTCTTGGGCAAGGACGACCCGCGCATGGGCGTGTGTGAAGACGCCCCGCCGAATATCGACCTGTTCAGCATCCAGAGGCCGGGGCGGATGCGCTGGTGGTACGCCCTGAACCGTTCCGACTCTGACCGGTGGGTGAACCTGCCGTGGTGGAGATTGGTAGTAGAGACTACCGTGGACTGGCCGGTAGAAATGGAGACGTTATGACACAACCTATTGCAACTCTTATCGTCAAAGTCCCCCGGGGACTGCAAGTACGCAACGCGCCCACAGCGGTATCCAAAGTCTTGCGCTCTGTCCGAGTGGGCGAATCACTGGACTGTTATCACATTGCCTATGTCGATACCGTGCCCTACGGCAAGGTGTCCCCTGATAAATCCGAGTGGGTGCGCATCGCCGAGGCTGATGGCAACGTGGAATATGTCGACGTAGTACGGTTCGACGATGAAACGGATAGTCTTATCGCCGTACTCGAACGCATAGCAAAGGCGTTGGAGAAATGAAAATCGTTTATTTGAAATGGGTCGACTCCAATACCTTAACTGGATGGACTCATATTAAACGCGATTCGTCTGAACTGACCGAAATAGAGACTATTGGATATTTGTTATACGAGGACGAAAAAGAAATCCAGATAGCTCATAGCATATTTTCAGAGCAAGAGGAATGCGCTGGATTTATTGCAATCCCGGCGGTTTCTATTTTGGAAAGACGCGAGATTGTTGAGGTAGAGAAATGAAACCCTTCTGGCCTGTTGACATGCAGTGGCAGGTAACGCAGATATTCGGCGCGAACCCGCACGATTACCCGAAACGACAGGGGCATCCGGGGACTGACTTCGGGCTTCCTGTTGGCAGTAACGAGTACGCCGTCTGGGGTGCGAAAGTGAAGTTTGCCGGATACCGTCCCGAGAGCGGATACGGGCGCGAAGTTGACCTGCTTATCAACGACCGCTGGCTGGTCATTTACGGGCATCTCCATGAACTGTGGGTAAAGACGGGTGATACTGTGAAGCGCGGGGATGTCATCGGCTTGTCCGGCGGCGACCCGACAGACGGCGACCCGATTGACGGCATGTCGTCCGGCGCACATCTTCACCTTGAAGTCCGCGACCTGACACAGCCACAGGAATACCCCCTTATCGGCGCGGTTGACCCTGAGGTGTGGCTGGCGACCGACCTTGACGATGCAGTACAGGATAGTACCAGTAACGATATCTTGACCGTCATCACAGACTACATCAACATCCGGCGCGACCCGTCTACGAACAAACCACCCGTCGGCAAGGTCTTGTACGGCATGGACTTGAACGCCACGGGCAGGGTTGAGGGCAACTGGCGCGAAGTCAAGCTGTGGGTGAATGACGGCGGGGGGGAATATCTGGAATGAGATACATCCCGCAGCCGGACTACGTGCAGTGGTGCAACGACTGGACTATGACCATGTTCGTGCTGGCGGTGATCGACGTTTGGGCAATCTATTCTTTTGTGTTGAGGTGAGAGCATGGCAACGGTAGCACAACTGGACACACGACTGACGGTAACAGAAAAAACGGTTGAGCATCACGAGAAACAGTTGAACGGTAACGGGAAGATGGGGCTGTGCGAACGTTTTGACGATGTGGAAACTGACGTCACAAACCACCTCACCTACCACAAGAAGTTGGAAGAATCCGAGAAAGAACGGCGCGACTTCTGGAACAAGGTCTTGCTACTCGGCATTGGCATGATTATCTCGAATGTTGGTGTGATCATATTCGCGCTGGTAAAGTGAGGACTATTGAAGAAAATCCTGGTCATCAGCGACACGCACATTAACAGCACGGTTGCCCTTTGTAAGCCATCTGTCCGGCTGGACGATGGACAGGAAG